AAGGCCCTCGGCAATTACGACGCGACTACGTATACCTTCCAAAGTTTCAACCCGGAGGTAGAGGCGTACCAGAAGACCGCGAAACTCCAGTATATCCTAAACGGCCTGTTTAACGTCGCAGATTCTAAACTTCTCCCGTTCCTGCTCCGCTCGCGGAAGGTGTACGCAAAAATAGACGGGGTATGGAATCCGGTAACTGTTACGACCTCTCAAGCGACCTATAAGACTACCGCAGACGGTCGCATGACCCAGCTAGCCCTAAACGTAGAACTCGCTCAAGTTATCCGATGCTAACGATTCTCGCATACCGGACCACGTGGAAGGAACTGGAGATTTACGAGTTCGAACCCGTAAACCTTACGTACGGGTTTACGGATATTACGCAAGTCAACAAACCGACCTCCGGATACTCGCAGACGTTCCGCGTTCCTCTGACCCCGAAGAACGAGGATGTATTCGGACCCTACACGCTCGCACAGGTTCCGGCCTTTGACCTCAAAGAGAAGATACCCGCCCGCCTGATGGACGGCGGCGTACTGATTATGCAGGGGTATATTCAGGTAAAGGGCTGGTATATCACGGGAGGGCAGTTCGTAGATGTCGAGGTGGCGTTCTTTGGGGAGACGGCGGACCTTGCGAAATCGGTCGGGGAGGGGCTTTTATCGGATTTGAATTTATCGGCCTTTAACCATTCACTTACCTATTCGAATATAACGGGCAGTTGGAGCGGGACCCTCCTTTCGGGAGACGTGAGGTACGGAGTGGTTGACAGGTTTCAGAACTGGAACGGAACCACGAACCCCGGCACCTCGAAGATGTACCCTTCGGACTTCACCCCGTTTATCCGGGTCGAGGAGGTAGTTAAAGAAATCTTCGACACGGCAGGATTCGAATACGCGTCTACGTGGCTAGCAGGACAGTCGGACCTATATATGATGCTACACGGGGGAGGGCGTAACCTACGGTTTACCGAAGACCTCGAATCTTTGAAGTTCTGGGTAGGCAGAACCTCAAACCTGACTTTGACGGCTCCGACTGCGTGGACCGACGTAAACTTCCAAGAAACGAACCCCTTTTATGATTTGGGCGCGGACTTTGCAAGCCCCACATGGACCGTGCCCGTCTCGGGAATCTATTCGATGTCTTTTTATTACCAAGTTACCTATGGAACGGCGGGGGCTACGGCTACGCTACGACTTACGGACGGAACAACCAATTATACTATTTCTTCAGGGCTAGGAGGTCCAAATGCCTTCGCAACCTTTTCAGGAAACTTTACTGCAGGAACTACATGGAAGGTGCAGGTTCAGACTAGCGCGGGTAACATTACGTTCCTATCAAATGGAAGTACCGTAGGACTTGGCGGAACATCGTGGCGCATAACCTCCGTAACGCCGTTTATTTCTACGCTCGACACCGCGCGCAATATGCCAAAGATGCGGCAAATTGATTTTTTGATGGGTCTTCAGAAGTGCTTTAACCTCGTATTTATTCCCGACCGAGTCAACCCGAAGAAAGTCTATATAGAACCCTTTAACGACTATATGGCTACTGGGGACAAAAAGGACTGGACGAATAAGATAGACCTCGGAATGGATATTACCGTTACCCCGACTTCGGACATCCAGAAGAAGCGGTACGTATGGACCCACTCCGAAGGGGAGGACCTCGTAAACGTGGTATTTAAGAACTCGACCTCCCGCGTTTACGGACAACACGAAATCCTTGACCCGGCGAACGACTTCGCTACAGGGGAAGAAATCATTACCTCCGGCTTTGCTCCGTTCGTTACGTCGCTGGTTCCAGACACTTCGCTGAATATCCTGCGTCTGATTTCTTCGGAGGCGCAAGATGACGTTTCATTACCCGAAGTAAAGGCACGACTAGCGTACTGGAACGGCCAACTGGATACGAGTATCCTCGTAGACAATTCAGGAACGGCGGTAGCGAACGACATTCCTTTCTTTGGACAGTTCAACACGTCCAACAATACACAGGATGCAAACGTTCCGGACGATTCCCTTATGTTCGGTATCGAACTTCCGTTCTTCGATATTACCGCGAACCCGTACGATACCCTGTACAACAAGTACTGGCAACTATACGCGAACCAGCTGTATTCTTCGGATGCGCGGATACTTACAGCTACGTTCCGCCTCGAACCCTACGACCTTTCGACGTTCGAATGGAGCGACAAAATCTACCTCTTTGATACGTACTGGAGGGTACTCGAAATATCGGGATACGACCCCACCACGGACGGAACGGTAACGGTGAAACTTCTGAAGATTCTAGGAAATATCCGCGATTGCGATTACATCCCGGTAGATGGCCGAACCGGAAGAATTGAATTTCAAAACCCTTCGGGAACTAACGTATTTCAATTACCCCGTACCTGCTGCGAGCGTTACGGCTTTATCTACGACGCAGGCACCTCCTACTGTTACCAGCCATGACTCCGAAAGAGTTTCGAGTTAAAGGATGCAAGGACTTCGGTTATATTATCGATGCTCTGCACCTTCTGAAGAGGCCGCGCCGTCCTGTATGGCATAAGGTTTTAGATGTGGTGCTGGCATCACTGGTTTTCTTCGGCTGGTATGGCCTTTTGTTATACGTGATATACCGCCTATTCCATGGCTAAAAAAGAGGTAGTAGTAGATATTAAGGCCGACACGTCCGACCTAGATAACGCCCTCGAAGCGGCGGAGAAGGCGTTTGACGATTTAGGCGAATCCAGTAAGAAAGCCCTCGGAGGGGCCGACCGGCTTACGGGTGGGCTGGCTTCCGGTTTGGTTCAGGGCGTAGCTGGGGCGCGGTCTTTAATCGGGTCTATGGGCCTCCTCAAGGTCGCTCTGATTTCTACGGGAATCGGGGCTATCGTGGTGGCTGTCGGAACCCTCGCGGCCTACTTTACCCAGACGGCGGAAGGGGCGAAGTTGTTAGAGCAGGGCCTTAATATGCTCAAAGCCACGTTCAACGTCCTTCTGGACCGCGTGGCAGCTATCGGAGGCGCTATAGTTAAGTTCTTTCAGGGGGATTTCCAAGGGGCGGCGGAGGACGCGGCAAACGCGGTTAAAGGTATCGGGGAGGAAATCAAGAAGGAGGTAGCAGTTATCGATGAACTCACGAGAGCCACCCAGAGGTTACGGGCTTCTAACCGAGAACTCACCGTAGAAACGGCGAAACAGCGGGCGGAAATCGAGCGTTTGAAAATGGTTTCGGACGACGTAAACCGCAGTATAGAGGAAAGGATTAGCGCGGCACGGCGGGCGGCGAACCTCGAGAAGAACCTCGTAAACCAGCGACTCGGAAACGCTCGCGAAGAACTGCGAATCGAGCAGCAGAGGCAGGCCACGACGAACGCCACGGAGGAGGATTTAGACCGTTTAGCGGAGTTGCGGGTACGGGTCTACGAAATCGAACAGGAATCGTTAACGCTCCAAACGGAACTCCAGAATAAAGTCAACGGACTGAAGGCCGAAGCTATCGCACTCGAAGAAGAGCGCATCAAAGTCGCACGGGAAGCACGAGCCGAAGAACTGAAGACCCTACAAGAGACAAACGCGGGCCTTCAGGCAGGAAGGGCTAGCGTGAGCCAGTTCGCAAACGACTCCAAGAAAACTATTATAGGAACTACGCAGGAAATCCGAGAATCGGATAACAATTACCTGCACGACTATATCAAGATTCAGAACCAGAAGGCGCAGGGTACGCTGAATTTTGCGAATATGACCCTTCAGGCCGTTTCTGCTCTGAACGACGCGTTTACGAAGGGCGACGAAAAGCGGGCCGAACGGAACTTTAAGATTTCGAAGGCTATTTCTTTGGCCTCTGCGATTATGAATACCGCCGAAGGTGTCACTACGGCCCTCACGGACAAAACGCAACCGTCTACAATCCTGCGACTCCTTCAGACGGCAGCGGTAGCGGCTACGGGTATTGCACAAATTGCAACAATTAGCAGGCAGAAATGGCCCCCGGCGGAGACTACGCCTACCCTTGCGGGCGGAGGCGGCGGAGGGATGGGCGGAGGTTCAGCCCCTCAAGCCCCGCAGATAGACCTTTCCTTTATGCGCGGAAGCCAAACGAGCGGGTTCAAGAGTTACGTACTCGCTTCCGACGTCTCGAATGCTCAACAAGCGAACCAAAAGATAAAAGAACAAGCTAGCCTAGTAGGATAATGGAAATTTTCGAACTCGTAATCGACGAACAGGCCGACGCGTACGGCATTCAGGCAATTTCTTTGGTGGCAGAACCTGCTATCGAGGCGGACTGGGTCGCCCTTTCTACCCAGTACAACTTCCAAACGACCGACAAAGAACGGCGCGTGGTTATGGGTCCTGCTCTGATTCCAGACAAACCGATTTACCGGCGGAAAGACGAACAGGAGTTCCATATCTGGTTCTCGAAGGAGACCGTACGCAAAGCGATGGAACTCTATTTTAAGGCAGGAAACCAGAACCGCGCTACCCTCGAGCACGAAGTTCCCTTAAACGGAACCACGGTTATTGAGTCGTGGATAGTGGAAGGAGAACAAGACAAAAGCCGTATGTACGGTATGAATGTTCCACGTGGAACGTGGATGGTTTCCATGAAAATCGATTCCGATGCTATCTGGGAAGAATGGGTCAAAGAGAACCGAATTAAAGGCTTCAGTATCGAAGGGATGTTCACGCGGAAGGTCGATTTATCGGCGGATTCGTTCCTTGGAGAACTCGAAGAGATTCTAGAGGACGTCCGCGCGGAAGTGGCTTCTGTCAAGAAATGACCTTCCAAATAGTTAAACCCTTAAACCCTATAACTCAATGAACATTAACCAAAGAGTTGCGGCCTTGTTTTCCAAGTACAGCGCTATGCTGTCGGAGGAGAAGGTCGCACTGGCTACTGCCATCCTCGAAGGAGGGCAGGAAATCCAAACCGAAGCCGAAGAGTGGGCTATCGGCGTTCCCGTTTTCGTCGTGAATGACGAAGGGGAACAAATCCCCCTCCCGGACGGAGACTACACCCTCGAGGACGGAACAAAGTTCGTCGTAACGGATGGCGCTATCGCAGAATGGATGGCCCCGGAAGTCGAGGAGGTAGAAGAGGCGAAAGAAGAAGAAGAGAAAATGAGCGAAGTTCTTACCCGCGAAGAAGTCCAGTCCATGATTTCGGAGGCTATCAAGTCGATGAATCAAGAACTGAAGAAGGTTTCTAAAGCTATCGCAGAGCGCGACGCGCAAATCGAGAAACTCGGAAAGACGGCTACCCCGGCAATCCGTAAGGCCCCAGTTCAAAAAGAGGTAAAACCCCTCAACCTTTCTAACCACTCCGTAGCGGAGCGTGTTGCAATCATTCAAAACCACTTTATGCAGTAATCATGGCAGATGCTTCAATCACCAGTAACTACGTAGGGAAACAGGCGCTTCCCTATGTGGCCCCCGCAATTCTGGCAGCAGACACAATTGCAAACAACTATGTCACCGTACTGAACAACGTCCGCGGACGTGCTCAACTGCGGAAGTTCTCCGGTAGCCAAATTCAGGCCGCTACTTGCACGTTTACGACGGGTACGGCTTTGGCTTTGTCCGACGTTGCTCTGTCTTTGACGGACCTCCAGATTAACGACCAAATCTGTAACAAAGACCTCCATATGGCGTGGGAGTCTGAGCAAATGATTGGTGCTGCTGCTCCGGCCCCGGCGGACATGAAGGCAGCGGCGGCACAGTACGTCGCAAAGAAGGCCGCAGAATCTATCGAGTTCAACATCTGGCAGGGTAATTACAACATCGACGCCGGTACGGCGACGGGTGCTACCTACACCGCGTTCAACGGTCTGCTCCGTCAAATGGTTTTGGCTTCGCCGACCTACGAAGCAAACTTAACGGCTGCCCTGTCTGCTGCGAATATCCTTTCGAAGTTGGAGTCTTTGACCACTACGAACTGCCCGCCGGTTCTCCGTGGCGACACTACGGCCATTATCTACATGAGCCGCGCGTCGAAGTCTTTGTACTACTCCGCTTTGGCTGCTACGTACAACCTGCCTTACCTCGCAGAAGGTATGGCCGACAAGTACGCAGGTCACACCGTCGTTTGCCCCGGCGGTTTCCCGAATGACACGCTTTTGATTTCGCGTGTTGAGAACCTGTACGCAGGAACGAACCTTCTGACCGACCTCACCGAGGCGGCAGTTCTCGACCTCATGGGCGTGACGGGAGACGACGTTACCCGCGTTATCATGAAGTTCGCATTCGGCACGCAGGTAGTAGACCACGATTCGTACGGCCTGCTCCGTCGGACCACGTAATAACAACCCGATAGAAGGAGGGGGCTAATAGCCCCTTCCTTTTGTCTTTAATCCCAAATTCAATGCCTTGTAATATCACAATCACGGGACGGGGATACCCCTGTAAAGACGCTATCGGGGGTGTACGTCGCTTCTGGGTTAAGACCTTCGACCCGGACGGCTCCAACTGGGGCACGGTTACTGCGGGTGCTCTCGCAGGTGCGGCCGAGGCAATTACCGTCTACTCTTTTCAGCTGACGAAGAACACGGCTTCGTTTGTTCAGACGATTAACGCGTCTATGGAAACGGGGAACGTCTTCTATTCTCAAGTTCTCGAGGTCACGATTCCGAAGATGGAAGCGGCCGTTAACGCCGAAATTGCAGACCTGATTAAGACGCGTCTTTGCGTTATCGTGGAAACCGCAAACGGAGAGCGCTTGGTTATGGGTCTCCTAAACGGCGTAGACGTTACGGGAGGAACCATTACGGTAGGAACGGCGGCCGCCGATATGCACGGCTACACGTTGACGTTTACGGCGGAAGAAAAGGCACCCGCTCCGGTCCTTACCGCGGTGACGAATATTACTTATACTTCGGAGACGTAAAGGTTTGTTTTCTTGGTTAGGATAGGGCCGGGGTATTCCCGGCCTTTTCTTTGCTATATGGTTAACGCTGGCATGGCCTGCCTTCCCGAACGGTGGCCCGCCTCCAAAGAGGCTATATTTTCCCTAAAGGGACAGGTACGACAGTTGTATATCTACTGGGCGGACGAATCTTTCCCGCTCGATTTAGAAACGGACTGGATAACGGTTACACACGGACCAAACCGAGGGGACTTCTCCAAGCTAGCACACGTGCCGGGGGACTTTATTTCGTGCGACGACGACCTGATATACCCACCTACGTACGTAGAAGATTTCTTGAACTATTCGGGGGCCTTTCCGAATGCTATCCTCACCCACCACGGCAAAGAGGTACACGGACAGGAACCGAAGGCCGTAGCGCACTGCCTCCGTGCGAACCCAGACACGAAGCGGGTAGACGTTCCGGGGACCGGAGTTTCGTTCTATCCTGCGACTATCTACGCGGCCCTGCTCGAAGGTCTCGAATACGACTGGAACTGCCTTGATATTTTGGTAGGTTCTTGGATGCGGAAGAACGAGGTAAAGGCCTACGCCCTCCCGCACAAAGCCGACTATTTCGGCTATATCCCCCCGCCGGAGGGGTTGACTATCTGGGACCTACACCACCACAACTGGCCACGCCTATACCGTATTTACTTCCCATGAAAATAGCCCTTCATATACCCGTCTGGAAGCGGGTAGAACTTACGCGAGCCTGCTACGTAGGCCTTCAGAGAATCCAAAAGGAGTTCCAAGAAAACGGGGCCGAACTGGTTCCGTATATCGCGGTTTCAGAAGACGAACACGAGCAACTCGCACAGGAATTCGGATGGAACTACAAGTGGTTCGCGAACGAACGACTGGGAACAAAGAATAACGAGTTACTCGACTGGATGCGGGATTTCTCGTGGGACTTTATGCTCCAGTTAGGTTCGGACGATTTCATCCTCCCGGGAGGCGGCGCGCATATCGTAGAACTGATGAAAGAGTACGAGTTCGCCGGGTCTCGAAATATCTACATGTTCCGAGCGGACACCAGAGAAGGGACTTTGTTTCGGGGTTACGCTTCGGGGGCCGGTCGCTTTATGGCTAGACGTTTGGTAGATGCAGTCCCGGTTATGTGGACTGATAGGCAGGTAGGTCTAGACGGCTGTTCCCGGCGGAGCGTCTGGGAGAAAACGAAGGTAGAACCCTTCTGGAGCCAAACGCCTACGGTAGCAGATGTAAAGAGTTCCGTAAATGTTAGTGCCTTTGCGCGTTATAAGTACAGCCCCGAGAACTACGACCTCGACGAAGTAGTACCCGAAGCACACCTAATCCCTCGAGATGTTGTACTTAAACTCGAATAGCGGTAACCAGAACATCTACCTCACGCTTCAGGACGCGGGGCGGGATTACACGTACACGCATTACCTGTTCAAGCTGGTACACCGGATGACCCTCGAAGATTTCTATTTCGTGGGTTACGTGATTAACGACAATCCGAGGTATACGAAGATTCAGGTAGCTACAAACGCGACTACCACGAATAACGTCCTTTTGACGGAGACCGGGGATTACGATTATTTCGTCTATGCCCAGAACTCAAGTACCAATAAAGACCCAAATAACGCGGCGGTTGTAGCTTTAATCGAGCAGGGTACCTTGCGCGTTCCGGGGGCGGCTATCGTAAGCCTCCCTACTATCACTCTCGAAGATAACGTACTCTTCTATGGCAACGAATAAAATCGAAAACGTCCAACTCAAGACGTACGAAGCTAGGTCCTACCGCGAACACGCGAAGGGGGACTGGGTCAAGTACGGGGACGATAATCTATTCCCTAACTATCTGGTAGACCTGTACCATTCCAGCCCGACGCATAACGCGTTATGCACGACTATCGGGATGATGATTTACGGGGAGGGGTTCGAGCCCGCGGACCTGAACGCGAAACTGCTCGCGGCACAGTGGGACCTGAATTCGGAACTCCGGAAATGCGCTATCGACCTGAAGATTCAGAACGGTTTCGCCCTCGAGGTTAACTGGAGCGTAGACCGAACGGTAATTGCGAACATTAGCCACCTCCCGTTTGAGAATTTACGTTCGGGGGTCTGCGACGAAGAAGAGGTAGTACAGTGGTATTACTACTCGCGGGACTGGAGCGACTCCAGACAGGAACCTATGGCCATAGCCCGCTTTAACCCAGAGACAAAAAACGAGTACCCGACGCAGGTTCTCTATGTAAAGCCGTTTTCGGTAGGGTCTTACTACTACCCAAAGCCCGACTATATCGGAGCCATTAACTATATCGAACTCGAGAAGGAGATTTCGGTATTCCACATAAACAATATCAAGAACGGCCTTTCCCCTTCGTTCGCAATCCACTTTAAGAACGGTATTCCGTCGGATGAGGAACGCCGCGAAATCCGTCGGGATATCGAAAGGCAGGCCGCCGGAGCACAGAACGCGGGTAAGTTCTGGATGACCTTTTCCGATGAGCCGGACCGCGCCCCGACTATCGAGGCGTTTACCCTTTCGGACGCGGATAAGCAGTACCAGTTCCTTTCGGAAGAAACCACCGCGAAGATTATGATAGGCCACCGCGTCACGAACCCGCAGATGTTCGGGGTTATGGTCGCGGGCAAGCTAGGAGGCGGAAGCGAATTAGAGGCCTCTATGGACCTTTTCGAGCAACAGGTAATAACTCCCTACCAACAAGTAATCGAAGAGGCCGTTAAGACGCTTCTAAACGCTTCGGGAGTGGATTCTAGTTTGGTAGAACTTTCGGAAGAACACAACCTCGACGGGGTAGCGGACTACCTCGAAGGACTAGGGGAGCAGATGGGCGACGACTGGGAGTTAATCGACGAACGAGAAGTAGACTACGACCGGGAAGAAGAGTACGACGCGCTTTGGACGTTTGCGCGTACGCTCCGGAATAACCCTCAAGCGAAGAGTTCGCAGGATAACGAAATCGTTCGGGTACGTTACGCGTACGCTCCTACGACCCTCGCAGACGGACGGAGCCGCGATTTCTGCACGCGTATGATTCAGGCCATGAAGGTCTACCGGAAAGAAGATATTATGCAGGCGGGTAGTCAAGCGGTGAACCCCGGCTGGGGACCGAACGGAGCCGACACGTACGACATCTGGTTATACAAAGGGGGCGGTTCCTGTCGCCATTTCTGGATGCGCCAAACGTACCTAAAGCGTAATAACGACCTCGTTTCTGTCAACGAGGCGAAGCGTCTGATTCAGGCCCTCCCGCCGGACGAACGCAA